GCTGGAGTGTGGGCTAATTATGTCCGGTCAACATGCTATCCAGTGCAGCCCTCTAATGTGGAAGAGTTAGACAAGGCACACAAGAATCTGGTAGAAACCTTGGAAGGTATGAAAGAATTGTCCAAGGAAGAAAAGAATAGTCTGCGTTCAGCAAAATCTGTTATCGGTAAGGCTGTTACTAATAACGTAGATGTGTGGAAGCGAGATGATAGTGGATGCATAGAGACTGAAGAAGGCTATCCAATGCCTAAGGGTAAGAGTGAGTTGCAAGAGAGTAAGAGTGACTTCGAACGTATGGTTGCATACATCGATGCAGCCCAAAAGAAATATGATAGCGAGACACGGGAAGCATTCAATCAAGAAGAGCTGCAAGAGTTGTGGTCTAAGCTTGCCTTGTTAGCTGATGCAGTGTATCAAGCTAAGCAAGCACAATAATGTGGGAGTCAGGGGAGAAATCCCCTGGCTTGTTACTAGTAACATTCAAGGATTAACATGTACAAAATCAACATCAACTTTGCAGATGGTGCACATACAATTACACACACTAACATGGTAACTGCGTTACATGCATATGCAAAGTGTATTGAAGAAGTATATGGATTCGATGACACAGTATTCAGTATTACATATAGTGATATTGATGGGGTTAAACTTGTATTCAAGCCGGAGTAATCAACATGCGTAAAATTGAAAAAGCAATGTGTCTAGCTATCGGTCAACGTAAGAGTTGGAGAGAGGCTAACACTGAGGTTATCTATCAGCCTGAACTTAGTACACCTGAGAGGGCATGTATTGAGTATGCTCGGGTATACTTACACGGAAATCATATTGGAACATTCGTGTATTCCTTGAATCGTTTTGATGTGAACATGGCAACACTAACCCAATGGCCTACACGCACCACAAAATCACGACTGCGTGCATTAGGGGCAAAGGTATGATGCGGGACATAGTCGATTCATTACTAGTATCAATTGTGTTACTAGTATCAATTGCAGGTTTCTTTGACATTCTTTGGAAGTAAATAACATGACAACATACAATTTTCACACTGATCCGGGACATGGCTGGCTTGAGGTAGGCCGTGAAGAACTGGCAATGCTACACATTGATGACGCTATCAGCGCCTACAGTTATCAGGCAGGGGATAAGGTATACCTTGAAGAAGACTGTGATGCTGCACTATTCGTTGATGCCCTAGAAAACATCGGTGTTAAGTTTACATTCAACACTGTTACTAGTAACGGTGATTCACCAATACGTATGCTTAAGAGGTACACTAAATGAGCGAAGGTCTGTCATCACCACGCCTTGTCGAATTGCGAACCATTGATGAGTTACGTGAGTTTGAAAAAGCATTGCGTAATAGGTTGTTAGCTAACAACTTTAAGATGGATAGCAGCGTAGAAAACTGGCTAGACTCAGAGTTTAATCGCATATATGTAACGTATGCATACCCAGATGTAACCAAGGTGAACTAATGAATCACATCCCTGTAAAACGTGTAACATGGCCGTTCCCTGTACGTAACGGGGAACCTGTTAAACCTGAACCAATCAACATACCTGTGGAGGATGCACCGTTATGACAACATACCTAGATGTTCAACAATTTGAGACATATGTTTCAGCATGTGCTAAGAATAGTGGTGTATCTGTGCAGTGGGATGATGCTGACTCAACACCACGCACCAATGGCAAACAGATGTGGTTGCCAGCCATTACTAGTAACACTAGTGTAGAGTGGTTGATACGTATGCGTTACTTCGTTAAGCATGAGACAAGCCACGTAGTACACAGTGACTTTGCCTACCTTAACAAGGTTAAGCCGGGGGGTTTGCTAGCCCTCATCAACAACCTGTTAGAAGATCACCGCATTGACTATCTAAATGATGGTGAGTACAAGGGTGATGCCAATATTAGTAATGCATTCTGGTATCTGTATGCCAATGACATTAGTGAGCGAGCTAAAGATAAAGACAAAGAGTTGCAAGAACAACAACTGTTGACGCTACCCTTGTTTGTATGGGATGCATCACTGCGTGACTGGATTCATTCAGCAGATGACGCTATGCACCAGATGCACACCAACATTGATGCAGATGGTAAAGCACGACTAGCTAAACTAGACAAGTATTCAGAAGAGATGCTGCGTATACGTGAGGAGGGCACAGCAGAGCAAGTTATGAATCTATCCGAGCGTATACTTAAAGACTTGTATGACCAAGACCCTGAAGACTACAAGGATATGAAGGAAGAAGATGATAGCAAGGGTACAGCATCTAGTGGTAAGGGTGGTGGTGAAGACAAGGATGGGTTGACAGATGCAGTAGACCGCCTCATCACTGTGTCTAAGCTTATGAAATCCATTGGGCATGAGCATAAGCCTAGCCGCACGGGTATTGACCTCATCCCTGAGCCTGTAGGTAGGGGTGCATACTCTATCCCACGACCTGATGAGTATGTCATTTGTGGCTTCGACAAGAAAGCACCGCACGTTGTAGAAAGTTTGTTGAGTAGTGGTTACTTAGATAAGACAAGCATTAATAACTACATTACTAATAACGCACGACCTATGGCTAACAAGCTACGCCTTAAGTTGCAGACACGTAGCCGTGACAAGTATGAGTACGGCAAGAAGAAGGGTAAGTTACACAACGGCTCACTACACCGCCTTGTTAGTGGTAATGATAGGGTTGCAGAGAGGGTGTTTCGTCAGCGTGTTGTAAGCGATACAACCGATACTGCTGTGTGTCTGTTAGTAGATTGCAGTGGGTCAATGTCTGGTAAGAAGTTTGACATGGCATGTGCTGGTGCTGGTGCATTGGCAGAGGCTTTGAAACCTATTAACATTGCCTATTCAATCTATGGATTCACTAATACAGTGGCTGATGAAGACCCAATCATCTGGTTGTTTAGTGAGTATGGTGAGAAAGTACCACAAGCTGACCTTGTGAAGAGGTTTGAGAAGGTTAGTGGTGGGCTATGGCAGAACAGTGATGGTGATGCCATTGCCTATGCAACAACACGACTAGGGCAACGCAAGGAACATCGCAAGGTGTTACTAGTATTGTCTGATGGTAGTCCAGCAGGTAGGGAACATGCAGGTGATGTGACAGGTTACACACTACGCACTGTGGAACATGCAGAAAAGATGGGGGTAGATGTGTATGGTATTGGTATTTGCGATAGTAACGTTACTCGTTTTTATAAAAAGAACGTAGTCGTTAACGACTTGAACCAACTGTCCCCGACAATTTTATCAATCATTGACAGGAGTATTTAACATGGCGACAACAACAGAACTGAATGATCGTGTAGCCAAGGCAATTGCAGCACACTTGGGTAAAGCACCTAAAGCACCAACTACAGCAGCACCTGATGCACCGGCTGTACCCCCTAAAGCACCGACAATGCTGGAGTATGGGCATGTGTGGTTTAGTGATGTGTTTGGCTACAAGCCTAAGTTTGGTGACTTTGGTGTACGTGTGCTGGACAATCCAGCAGACCCTGAGATCGCCCGACTCATCCCTAGCGTAGACCCCGACTATGTGTTGCAGAAAGATGAGGCAGCATTACTAGTAGCGGGTATGATGGATGGTGATAAGACCCTAATCACTGGCCCTACTGGTAGTGGTAAATCATCCCTTGTCAAGTATGTGTGTGCTAAGCTTAACCGCCCATTCATTCGCATCAACATGAGTGGTGATGTAGAGAGTGCAGCATTGTTTGGCACACTAGTTGTACGTGGTGGTGCAACTGTGTGGGAGGATGGTGCTATCACTGAGGCAGCTAAGTATGGTGCTGTGTGTTTGGTTGATGAGTGGGAGTTGATGCCAGCAGAGATTGCTATGGGTATGCAGAACTTGTTGGAAGATGGTGGTTATCTATATCTTAAGGAAAAGCCGGGGACAAGTGACGAGAGAACTGTTCATCCTGATGCTGATTTTCGTCTGGTCTTTGCTGGTAATACTGTTGGGCAAGGTGATGTGACAGGTGCATTCTCTGGTGTAGGTGTACAGAACACAGCTACCATTGACCGATTCACCAACACTATCCGTCTTGGCTATCTATCTCAGAAGCATGAGGTTGACATCATTACTAGTAAGAGTAGTGTTGACAAGAAGGTTGCTACTGACATGGTGAGGTTAGCATCCCTTGTACGTACAGCGTATGAGCAGGGTAAGGTTGGTCTAACTATTAGCCCACGTACCCTTATCAATTGGGCACGTAAGCAGCAGCGTTATGATGTGCAGTATGCATTGCAAGTTAGCTACCTTGAGAAGCTTACACCTGACGACAGTAAGAGTGTGTCGGAGTTGTATACCAAGGTGTTTGGCTAATGGACAAGCACAAACTAAAACACGGTGATGTAGTTGTTGGTGCAAACGGTGTATATAGATTATATGTACGTACTGTACCTGACTCTATTTCTGAAGGCGAGATGCGTTGTATATCCCTACTACATGATAGGGTGTACAGTGGGCAATATAGACAAGGACAAGACCTTGATAATGGAGAAACATTTGTGTTTAATTTAATCACGATATGTGCCAGCAGCACATAAGTGCATTCGTATATGACAAGAGGGGGCGATTGCTTTCCTCTGGTCAGAACAGCTATGTGAAGACACACCCACTACAAGCCCGTGTAGCGGCAGAGGTGGGTGAGCCTCACAAGGTATTCCTACACGCAGAGGTAGCAGCCCTACTTAAGTGTGATTGGAAGAAGGCACACCGCATACTAGTAACACGGTATGGTAAGGACGGTAGGCCATTGGTGGCAAAGCCTTGTAAGGTCTGTCATCAGATGATTAGCATGACTAACATTAAAATTGTGGAGCACACATGAACAAAGACGAAGCACTCGACTTGGCGCTGGAGGCGTTGGAAAGGCTGCACTACGAGCAGTACACGCATCAAGGAGAAAAAGCCATCACCGCCATCAAGCAAGCCCTTGCAGCACCTGTGCAGGAGCCTGTGGGGTTGATTGACCGACTGACAAATCCAGAGCAGCACTACGAGTTCACCGACCCGAAAAAGGCCAATGCCGTGCTGATGTCGCTGTGCCAAGAGGCTGCTGATGCTTTGGCAGCACCTGTGCCACCAGCGTGGTTTCCTGCTGTTGAAAATATTCTTAATGAATATGGTTTGCAAGCAATAGATTTTGTTGCTGACTTTAAAGCGGCAATGAAAGATGCAGAGCAATCACAGCGCACATGGGTTAGGCTGACGGATGAGGAAATTGAAAAACTGCGAGAAAGCTTTGCAACGCGATATGCCATTGAAGCCATCGAAGCCAAACTCAAGGAGAAGAACACATGACAACACATTACGGCAGAGATGCATTGTCTATTCTTACTAATAACATACCATCCTTTGAGGAGATGAGTGAGGGTGAACAAGGTAAGTTTAACCATGTTGACTGCCCTAATGGTGTTGACAATAGACAACGCTTGTACGTTAAGAACGTAGATGGTGCATACCTAGGCCATTGCCATAACTGTGGAGATAGCCTCTATTACCGACAGAAAGAGACAGTTAGCCGCATAAAGACAGAGACACGTGTAGCATTGGTGCGTGGCCCATCTGTTGAATACAAAGATTTGACAAAAGAATTAGACTATGATAAGTTTAGAGTTGAGGGGCAGTTGTGGTTAGGTCAGTATGGGTTTAATAAAACGTACACAAGTAGTTGTAGAATAGCAGAAATTGAGAAGGGTATTGTTCTACCTGTATTCTATAATACATCTATAGTAGGTTATCAAGTAAGACAATACACAGGTAAACCTAAGTACCTTACGTATAGTAAACAAAGATTTAGTTATATAGATTGTATTAGTGGTATGTTAGAAAAACCATTAGTAGTTGTAGAAGATTTATTAAGTAGTTACAAACTACGATTGGCAGGTTATCCAACCTTGTGCTTGTTGGGCACTAAGCTGGATAGTCAGGCAATGAAAGTTGTGCAGATGTTCCGTACCAAACGTGTGATATTATGGCTGGACGATGACACAGCAGGACACGCAGCAGCTAAGAAGTTGTTTGTAGATTTATCCCCTGTTGTGCCTAACGTAACAGCTATGTTCACGCAACAACCAAAGGAAATTGACATGAGTGTTCTAAAAGACATGGAGTTATGAATGAGTTACGACATTGACCTACTAGTAGTTACTAGTAACAAAGATACATACAACAGATTTAAGGAGCATGTAAAGAAACATAACGTATCACCTATCACCTTAGAAATCTTTAATGTCTTAAGTGAGTATTGGGACAACTACCCAACACGCACTGAACTGAACTACGCAGAGTTTCGTACCTTCTTTTCAATTGTGAAGGGTAGGAAGATCAAAGACCCATCAGCCTATGAGGTAGCGTTTGACAACCTAAAGGATGCGTTAGACAAACCATCCCCCATCGTTAAAGATTTGCTAGGCAAACTAATTGAGACTGACTATGCAACACAGATTTACGATGTGTGCCTTAAGATTGGCACTGGTATGGGCGGTGATTTGGAATCTATTGAGCCGCTACTTAATGCGTATAAGAAAGAGGTTGGTGCATCGGTAGAAAAAGATGATGTGTTCGTTAAGCCGTCACTAGACTATCTATCAAGCACTGTAGCAAGTGGTGGCCTTAACTGGCGACTGAAGGAGTTGAACGTAGCACTAGGCCCGATACGTAAAGGTGACTTCATTATCATTGCAGCACGACCTGAGACAGGTAAGACAACGTTCACTGCAAGTGAGGCTAGCTACATGATGGAGCAGCTAAACCCTGATGAGCATGTGGTTTGGATTAACAACGAGGAGGCAAGTAACAAGGTTATGATGCGTGTGATTCAAGCATACAGCCAAGTTACTAGTAGCGAACTACTTGGTAATCCTAAGAGATATGAAGAGGATTTCCTAGATGGTGGTGGTCAACGTTTCCTAATCTTGGATGATGACTCAGGCATTAAGAGTGTACATAAGATTGCTATGTTGTTTAAGGAGTACAAGCCGGGACTCATTATCTTTGACCAGCTTGACAAGGTGCATGGATTCAAGCAAGATAGGGAAGACCTGCGTATCGGACAGTTGTATGAGTGGGCACGAGACTTGGCTAAAGAATATTGCCCCGTCATTGCAATTAGTCAGGTAGATGGTACAGGTGAGGGAGAGAAGTGGATTCAAATGAACCAACTACGAGGCAGTAAGACCGATAAGATTGGTGAGGCAGATGCCATTGTTACCATTGGCAAGAGTAACGAACCGGGGATGGACTTACAACGATTCATACACGTACCAAAGAACAAGTTGTTCGGAGGTAAGGAAACACTAGAGGCACACAGACATGGGTGCTTTGAAGTTGATATTGAACCAGCAAAGGCAAGATATGTCAGTAAATGGAAAACCAAATGAAGGTGATGTTTACTTAGAAGAGGATGGCTACATTGTGTGTTACTTGAAGAACAGCAACAAGTGTTGGTATCGTTTGTACCTAGGGCCAGAACATGAAGGCGACACGATGTGGCTAAGTGATGCAAACACCGATGCCATTACTAGGGGGAAGAAACTAATGAACATCAAAGAGTTGTTAATCTCAGTGAGAAAGGAGTTGCAAGATGAACCTAGTAGTTGACCTTGAAACAACTATCCGCTGTCCAGTGGGTAACAGCACAGGCAACCCCATGTGGAGAGGTAATGAGGTCATTGCAGCAGGTATGCAAGCTGTAGGTGGTAGTGTAGATGTGATGTACGACAGATTAGGTGTAGACCTACAAACAGTACGTGAGATTTGCGATAAGTCTGAGCTAGTCATTGGTCACAATGTTAAGTTTGATTTGTTGTACATCTATCGTGATACTAATAACAAGTTGCCACGTATCTGGGACACACAGCTAGCAGCCTACCTACTCAGTGGTCAGCGTCATTTGTATGCATCACTGGATGAGTTGACAGCAGAATACATTGGCAAACATGCATTGAAGGATGATCGTATCAAAGCCTATTGGAAGGCTGGCATTGATACACCATCCATTCCTAAAGATGAGTTAATCGACTATCTAATTGGTGATGTTGAGAATACATGCCAGATATTTCAAGCACAGTGGGCAGAAGCAGAGGGATTAGATATATTGCCGTTGATGTTCACACAGATGGATGCACTACGAGCAACCATTGAGATGAATAGAAACGGTATGTGTGTTAACTGGTATTACGTATCAGCACAGCGTGACTACTACGCAGAGATGTTGGATGATGCACAGACGTTAGTTGCAGTAGAAGCACCTGACTTAGACACAGCTAGCCCTAAGCAGTTGTCGTTATATTTCTTTGGTGGCGCTGAGAAGCACAAGGTGAAAGTAGATGATGGCTTTTATAAGAATGGTAAACCAAAAACTAAAACGGTGGAGAGCATTCGGAGAGTTATTGGCAAGTATGCCCCTACGGGGGAGCTAGGTAAGGGGGGTTACTATTCAACAGATGACGCAGTGTTGAAACAGTTGGCAGCAGGTGGTGATGGAGTCGCACAACAGCTACTAACCATCCGTGAGTGCAGCAAGATTAAAGACACCTACTATGAAGGGTTGCTATCCTTACGATTCCCAGATGGAAACATTTACCCCAATCTCAACCATTGTGCAACTAAAACAGGGAGATTGTCAGCAACTAACCCCAACCTACAGAATCAGACAGACACAGGAAATGTTAAGAGAGCATACATTAGCAGATACGGGGTGTTTGGCAAACTACTAGAGCTTGACTACAGCCAGCTAGAGATGGTGGCCTTGGCATACTTAGCTGATGACAAGACCCTCATTGACGATATTAATAACGGTCGGGACATGCACCGAGAGTTGTACAAAGGAATGTATGGTAGGTATCCAACTGACAAAGAACGGAAACCCTTTAAGCGATTCAGTTTCCTACTCGTTTACGGAGGAGGAGTTACTACTCTTATGGCGCAAAGCGGTTGTGATAGAGCAACAGCTAAGAAGTTTATTAACACATTCTACACACGATATACAGGAGTTAAACGTTACCATGAAGAAATAGTTGCAAAGGCAGAGAAGGATGCGGTGGTGAGCTATGACCCAGATAAGAGTGGGCCGCAGTACACCTACTACCACAACAGCCCAACAGGGCGACACTACATCTTTAACAAGTATCCTAACGAATACAAAGGGGGTCTGTCATTCAGTCCTACCGAGTTAAAGAACTGGCCTATCCAAGGCTTTGCTACAGGGGATGTTGTCCCTATGATGGTTGGTATCTTGCTACGTAAGTTGGAAGATGCTAAACTAACACCAGATGTTAAACTTGTTATGACTGTGCATGACTCTGTGGTACTTGATGTACCTATTGACAAGCTGCAAGAATGTGCTATATTAGCAAAACAAACACTGGAGGATGCACCTAAGTACATGAAGAGTATTTTCAACATTGACTTTCCTTGCCAACTAGGTGTTGGCGTGGAAGCAGGTTTTAATTGGCAAGACAAAGAAGTTTTATTAAAGGAAGATAAATGAGCTATATCATCGAGAACATCACAACCAAAGAAGTTACTACCAAGTTTGGCCCTAAGCCAGCGTACACCATTGTCGCAGGTGGTGAACGTTTCAGCTACGGCTTTAAGAAGCCAGTATTTGCAATTGGTGACGAAGTTGATTTCCAATATACCGAGAACACCTATGGTAAGAATGTGGACATGACCTCTGTGCAGATGATTAAGAAGGGCACAGGAGCACCTACCCCTAACACCTCATCCGCTAGCCCCGCTAAAGCCCCTTACAGCCCTCCTACGAAGGTGTTTCCAATCCCTCTACTACATGGTGATCGTGCCATTGTTCGACAGAACTCTATTACGAATGCTACGAAGGCAGTGTGTGATTTCATTGCTACCTCTGATGGACTTGATAGTGTTCAAGAGTATGCTGATCTAATCATTGAGATTGCACGTAAGTTTGAGGCTTATTCATGTGGCGACTTGGACGCACAAGCAGCAGAGGCAATGGTTAAAGAATGAAAAACATTACAACGCTAGTAAGTGATATTTACAGTGTTGTTAGCGGGAGCTTGGCTCCCGTTACTAGTAACAACAAGGTGGATGTTAGCTACGACAAGTGGTTTACACCACGAGATAAACTACGTGAAGAGAAGATATTATATTTCTCTGAGGTAGGTGATCCATGCCCACGGCGACTATGGTATAAATATAATATGCCTACAATCGCTGAGAAACCTGATGGCAAGTCACTACTCAAATTCTTTTACGGAGATATCCTAGAAGAGTTGGTATTGAATGTGGCAGAGGATGCTGGTCATACGGTAGAGAAGAAGCAAGAGAGGGTTGTTTACGACATTGGTGATGGTTGGTATGTACGAGGTCGTATTGACGCAGTTATTGATGGTGTGATGGTTGACGTTAAGAGTGTTACTAAATATTCTGAAGAGAAGTTTAAGAACAACCTTATTGACGATCCATTCGGCTACTATCAACAACTTAACGGCTATGCTACTTCTCTTAATTATAACGATGCTGGCTTTCTCACTATCCAGAAAGAGCTAGGACATGTAAACTACTATCCTATTGAAGTGAACAAGAGCTTGTTTAAGATGCAAGCTGAGAATGCAGCAGAGATTGCTAGTATGTCCAGCCCTGACAGCATCAAACGACTTGACCCTGTTCCAGCTAGTAAGACTAGTAAGAACAAGAAGCTGTGTACATCATGCAGTTATTGTTCTTTCAAGAAGGAATGTTTCCCTGAACTACGTACATTCTTGTACGCTAGTGGCCCAGAGTTTTTAGTTGAAGTGGTAGATGTACCACGAGTTATGGAGATTACGAATGCAAGTAATTAAAGAGGTGTGGTTGCTACAAGATAATCGATCAACCCCACAATCATTCATGTGTGCTCAGAATACAGCGACACCTAAGCTGTATGTCAATGAGAGGAGTGCTATTAGTAGCGCCCGATACCATGCAGATTACCACACAGATAACAAAGAAGTTTGTTATAAACCTGTAAAAGCTTTTATTGTAACCGAAGGAGAAGATGATGCTATTCCGTTTTGAAGCTGTTAAGCCTAGTGAAATCGAAGACAATGTATTTCGTGACATTGAGTACCCAACCAACTTAAAGGTTGTCCATGAGTTTGAGATGGATGATGCAACAAGATGGGATAATGTTTTGTTGCAATTTGCCAAGTTTCTAGATGCTACAGGGTATGTTGGTGTTCACGATAAAATTGGGAATCGAATCGCGGAAGATTGGGAAACTCTAACAAAAGGACTTGACGATGAAGATACTAGTAATCCCGGATTGTCAGATTAAAGAAGAGGTTGCTACAGAACATCTAACATGGGCAGGTAAGGCCATTGTGGATTACCGCCCAGATGTTGTAGTTAACTTAGGTGACTTTGCTGATATGCCCTCCTTATCGACGCATGATGTTAAAGGATCAAAATACTTTGAAGGATTGCGTTATAAGAAGGATGTAGAAGTAACCAAGGGTGCAATGCAGAAGATGCTAGAACCCCTACGACAGCTACAGAAGACCCAGAAAGAGACGAAGCACAAGGTGTATAAGCCTCGTATGGTGATGCTTATGGGGAACCATGAGAATCGTATAACTCGTGCTATTAATAACAACCCTACCCTTGAGGGACTAATCTCCACCAAGGATTTATGTTACGAAAAAGATTGGGAAGTCCATGAATTCTTACATCCTGTTTTCATTGGTGGTGTTGGTTTCAACCATTATTGGCCTGTTGGAGCTATGGGCAGGCCCGCTGGCACTGCTAGTGCTATTATCAATAAGCTCCATATGTCTTGCATTGCTGGTCATCAACAAGGAAAGCAAGTAGCCTATGGTAAGAGGGCAGATGGTAAACCTATCTGTGCTATAATTACTGGAAGCTATTACCTACATGACGAGAGTTACATGGATCAACTATCCAACAAACACTGGCGTGGTTTGGTAATGCTGAATGAAGTTAATGACGGTCACTTTGACGAGATGTTTTTATCAATTGAATATTTAGGAAGACGGTATGGCAAAGATTAAATATCACTCACGTAAGTTTCTTAATAAAACAACAGGCATTGCAGCCATTGAAACAAACATGGAGAGTTACGCATGGTCTAGCGGTGGCGTTGACGCTACAGTGTCCATCTCAGACTGTAGCCGACATATCAACTTAGACTTCAGTGTATACTCTAAGAAAGAGTTAGACGCACGAATTCAGAAGCTTGACCTACTCATCACTGAGTTAACTAAGCTACAAGAAATGTTCATTGACAACTCTGACGATCTTTGCAATGCAATGGATGAGGCAGCTAAGAAGCGTAAGGAGAACAACAAGAAGCGTGATAAACCAAAGGTAGTTGAAATTGAACTATAACGATAAACTATGGCAAGTTAAGCAATTCATTGAGGAGAACTTTGATGACCCTGT